GCGAAGTATGGGTGTACGGTACAGGAACGGTTGAGGTCTGGTACGACACAGGGTCGTCTGACTTTCCGCTTCAGCGCATCCAAGGCGCGTTTAATGAGATTGGGTGCATCTCCGCGTACACGATTGCCAAGATGGATAATGGCCTGTTTTGGCTTGGCGCAGACGCTCGTGGGCAAGGTATTGTCTACCGCGCTAACGGCTACACCGGCCAGCGCATCAGTACGCACGCTGTCGAATGGCAGATCCAGCAGTACAGCACGCTAACCGACGCAATCGCTTACACCTATCAGCAAGACGGTCATAGTTTTTACGTCTTAACGTTCCCCAGCGGCAACGCAACTTGGGTTTACGACGTCGCTACAGGCGCTTGGCATGAGCGTGCTGGTTGGGATAACGGATTGTTTACGCGGCACCGCAGCAATTGCCAGATGGCGTTTAACAATAAAATTGTCGTTGGCGACTATGAAAACGGCAATATCTACGCGCTCGACTTAAATACTTACGCTGATAACGGTCAGACGCAAAAGTGGCTGCGGTCGTGGCGGGCGCTGCCCACCGGTCAGAACAACCTCAAGCGCACCGCGCAGCATTCGATGCAGATCGACATCGAGTCGGGCGTTGGTCTGAACGGCATACCTTTGCAAGACAGCTATTTGACCACGGATGTCACGGAACCCATCAACTATTTCTTGTTGTCTGAGGGTGGCGATTCGTTGATTGACGAAGACACGTCTGTAGAGTCGATCTACCTAACGACAGACATTATCGAGACTAATGACTACTTTTTAGTGTCTGAAGACGGCGCATATTTTATCGAAGAAGAAATGGCGGGCGTACAAGGCGCTGACCCCGAGGTCATGCTGCGCTGGTCAGACGATGGCGGCCATACGTGGTCCAACTATCGCACAGCATCAATTGGCAAGATAGGCGAATATTACCGACGCGTATGGTTCCGTAGGCTGGGTATGACGCTACAGTTGCGCGATCGGGTGTACGAGTTGTCGATGACTGACCCTGTAAAGACAGCGCTGATGGGCGCAGAACTTTTGATCAGTCCTACCAATGCCTAATCCTAGCGCCACCCCGACGCCGATCACGCCCCCGCGTGTGCCGTTCATCGACGCACGCACAGGATTGATCGACCGCGCCTGGTATCAGTTCTTCTTGTCGTTGTACCGCGTTGCTGATGTTGCAGCTAACGATGGTATCGCTAGTCTGGGGCTAGAGTCGCTTATCGCTTCGTATGACGCTGCGCTTCAGACGCTGGCGCAAGAGGTGCAGACCCAGCCACCTAGCGAGCTTGGGTCATTGCAACAGCAAATTGATGCACTGCGTCAGAACTTAGAGACACAGCCAAACAGTTTAATTAACGACATTGCTCAACTGCAAAGTCAGATCCAAGCGTTGCAAGTAACGCCGCCGCCACGAGAGTTCAAGCGTTCGCGGTACGGCCAGTTCCTTGACACTACCTCCCAGATCCCGGCTGCAATCAATACACCTTACGCGGTTACGTTTGACACCACTGACGTCAGCAACGGCGTCTATATCGGGTCACCAACGTCGAGAGTTTACGTCGATGAGCGTGGCATCTATAACTTTTTGTTCAGTATTCAACTGGATAAGACGACTGGTGGTGTAGGTCTTATCTGGATATGGCCCCGAATTAACGGCGTTGATGTACCTAACAGCAACAGTCAACTACGATTGCAAGGCAATAACAACGAACAACTTGCTACTATTGGGTACTTTTTTAAACTTAATGCTGGCGATTACGTTGAAGTCATGTACGCGGTTGATGATGTAACGGTGCAACTGACATCGTTTGCATCTTCTGCGTTTTATCCGGCTGTGCCAAGCATTATTCTCACTGTCAGTAACAACATTGAAGGGGTTCAATAATGGCAGTTACCGTTAAAGTGCTTGTTCCGGCCAAGACGGTCGAATCATCACAAACTACGCAGTACACCGCAACAGGGGTGACGGCTATTATTGACAAGTTTACGGCGACCAACTACAGCGCCAGCGCTGCAACGATTAGCGTCAATCTTGTCACAGCAGCAGGATCAGCGGGTAACACTAACTTGATTACGAAGACCAAGACGCTACAGGCGTCTGAGGTCTATACGTTTCCTGAGTTGGTCGGACAGGTGCTAGGCGCAGGCGATTTCATCAGCACGATTGCTGGTACGGCTAGCGCCATCAACATGCGCGTCAGTGGGCGCGAAGTGACGTAATGATCCACCATCACTTTAGTTCAGGCGTTTACGCTAAAGAAACCCGCATTCCAGCGGGTTGTGTACTTGTTTCGCACAAACATAAGTTTGATCATTTGTCGATCTTGGCGAGTGGATCTGTTGAACTTATGGTTGACGGCGTTCGATCTGAAGTTCATGCGCCTGCGTGTTTAACTATTGAAGCTAATAAACATCACGGCGTAAAATCGCTTACAGATGTTGTTTGGTACTGTATCCATGCAACTGACTGCTCTGACGAAGACAAAATAGACGAAGTATTAATTACGTCTGGCGATAAATCTGAAGCGCAGCACATGGCCCAGTGCTTAAAGGAGAATTGACATGCCTTGGATGATCGCCGCCGCCGTCGTCGGTAGTTCTTTAATAGGTTCTAGCGCATCTAAGAAAGCTGCCAGCACACAAGCTGACGCTGCTAATCGCGCTGCTGATTTGCAGATGCAGCAGTTTGAGCGCCAAGTTGAACTGCAAGAGCCTTGGCGTCAGGCGGGCATTACGGCGCTCAACAAGCTCACGCCATTGGCAACCGAATACACGCCGTTCGGTATGGATCAGTTTCAGCAAGACCCAGGCTACGCCTTCCGTATGAGCGAAGGTATGAAGGCGCTAGAGCGATCGGCAGCAGCGCGTGGGGGCTTGCTGTCAGGCGGCATGTTAAGAGGTGCTCAACGCTACGGTCAGGATTTAGCGTCACAGGAGTACATGAACGCCTTTAATCGGTATCAAGCCGAGCGTAATGCGCGTTTAAACCCATTACAGTCACTAGCAGGCGTAGGCCAAACGGCAACGAACCAGCTAGGTCAGGCAGGGCAGGCGATGGCGAGCAACGTCGGCCAAGCGTTAGGCGCTGCGGGGCAGGCGCGAGCGTCAGGGTACATCGGCGGCGCTAACGCGTTGACGCAAGGTCTTGGGACGTATTTAAATTATCAGCAAGGTCAGAACTTTTTGAATGCTATGCGCCCGCAACCAGCAGCAGAAGCCGCGCCTATATATGAAGGCGGGTATTATTCTCAAGGTTACGGAGGGAAAGGATAAATCATGGCTCTTGTTGACCCGAATATCGCGCTGTCTTACCGAGGTCTTCAGTTACAAGACCCGCTTGACCAGTACAGCAAGGCGTCTGCGGCGCAACTGAACGCGCTTAAGATGGATGAACTGATGCAAGAGCGCGAGGCGCTGTCACAGATTCGGTCGGCCATTACCGCTAAAGGTGGTCCACCAGACTTAGAAACAGCCGCGCAAGCTATGGTTAGCACCGGCAGACCTCAGTTTGTTCAGTCTGGTATGGCGATACTTGAGAAGTTGCAAAACCAAAAAAATTACGAACAATACCGACGCGATATAGAAGGCGCACCTGCGCCTGCTAACGCATTAGCGCCTGCCGCTGCAACGGCTGAGACACCGCCTGCTAATGCTTTGGTAGCGCCGAGGGCTGCTGCCGCACCCACAGTAAGCCCGCAAACGCAAGAGTTGATGAACAGGTATCGCCGAGTCAGCCAACTAGGTGAGGCTGGCAAACCTGAAGCGGTGATGCTTAGAATGCAGATTGAGAATCAGTTGCGTGCTGAACTACCGCCTGAGACGCTTCGCACAATGATGGCACTTGGCTATCCAGCCACACAAGAAGGCTATCAAGCGTTCCAAAGCGCTCAACGCACGCCTCCACCACCGCAACCGCTTGTACCAGTGCTTGAAAACGGTAAGCCAGTTTTACGCACTCGTGAACAAGCTGCCGGTCAAACACCGTTTACGCCCGCTACAGTTCAAATAATGGGCTTAGGCCCAACAAAAGCACCAAAAGAATCTGAAGCACCTAAGCCTCCTTCAGGGTATCGCTTTACGCCGTCGGGCGATCTTGAGCCTATCCCTGGTGGTCCAGCAGCGCCGGGATTGTCGAACAAAGACATTCAAAAACGTGAAGCAGTATTTCCGCAGGCCACGCAAGCTGTCAAAGGGTTTGAGAGCAAATCTGATTTGTTTATTAAAGACTTGGAGCGTCTTCGAGATGATCCAGGTTTGAATCAAATCACAGGGCCAATTTATGGCCGTACGCCAAGCGTAAGCCAGGCAGGTAGCCGAGCGCAGGCGCTGTACGATAAGATATTTGCTAAGGGCGGCTTTCAAGCGTTGCAGGATATGCGCGAAGCGTCTAAAACAGGTGGTGCGCTTGGTAACGTGTCTAATGAAGAAGGTCGTCGTCTTGAGAAGTCAATTGTTGGTGGTCTTGACAGAACGCAAAACATTAAGGATGTTAGAAATAACATCAATGAGTTAATTCAAGAGATTCGTACGTCAAAATCGCGTGTACGTGAGGCTTATGATTCAACGTATGAGTACCGTACGCAACAAGAAGCTGCGCCTGCGCCTAGCGGTGCAAAATCAACTGGCGGCTGGTCCGTCGTGAGGTAATCATGGCCGATCAAATTTACAAGGTACGCGATCCTCAAGGCAATATACGAGAGATTAAAGGTCCAGCAGGTGCTAGCGATGAAGAAGTTATCGCGCAAGCGCAACGCCTGTTCGCCACTCCTGCGCCTACACCTACGCCCGAACCGCGCAGCGAAGGTATGCCCGGTCCTAGGGCAACGCTTCCATCATGGGCTAAAGAATATCCAAATGTTTACCAAACTGCTGTCAGAGCGCGTCAACTTGCTGGCCCTACCGCAGAAATGTTGGGTGCAGTTGGAGGCGGACTGTTAGGTGCTGCTGCCGGTACATTTGGCGCTGGTCCTGTCGGTACCGCCGCAGGTGGTGTTACTGGATCTGCGCTAGGGTATGGTATCGCTAAACAAGGTATGGAAGCGGCTGATGTAGCGTTGGGTTTAAAACCACCCCCAGAAAGCGTAGCCAAACAAACCTTGGAAAATGTTCTTGAGGGTGCCACTTATGAAGTAGGCGGGCGTTTAGCCGCTCCGGTTATAAACAAACTTGTCAACTTAAGTTCTAAGGGTGTTGGCGGTCTTATTGATCTAAATAAATTGCCTACGCGATTTGCAAGCCAAATTGCCAAAGAATCGCTAGGTTCGCCACAACAAGTTAGCGCCGCTAGATCTGCCTTACAAGCACCTGAAGCTCAAGGACTGACCGCGCAGCAAGCGTTAGCGCGAGCAAATTTATTAGCGCCAGGAGCACAAGCAACGATTGAAAAAGCGATTAAGCAAACAACCGCTGTTGACAAAAGAGAAGTCATAGAAGCGGCGCAAGAAGCGGCGCGGAGATCAACCATTGAAGGCGTAACGCCTGATCTTCAAAACGCAATAACCGCACGCCGCGCCGCATCTAAACCTCTTTATGAGGCCGCCGATAAAGCAATTGTCAGCATTGATAATGATTTAGCGGATGTCATATCTAGGATGCCTAGCGGTACATTAGCGCAAGCGGCTAACATCGCCAAGATGGAAGGAAGGCCTTTTATCATGGGCCAGACAACGCCTGCGTCTATGGTGCCTACAGGCGTACTTGACGCATCTGGTCAGCCAATCATGCAACAAGTGCCAGCAAAAAATGCTGAAATAACCGGTGAGTCGTTGCATTACATTAAACGCGCGTTATCAGACATTGCTTACGGTCCAACGGCGGCAACTGGCGCCGGAAGAGATACCCAACTGGCTGCTCGTACGCTGTTAAACGACTACATCAAAGTATTTGAGACTAAAGTACCAGAGTACGGTCAAGCACGACAAATTTTTTCTGACTTGTCAGCGCCGGTTAATCAAGCGCAGGTACTAAAAGAAATGCTTTCTGTGTTGGAAAAACCAGGTGGCGGCGAACGAATTGGGCCTTTTCTTAACGTGCTAGGTAGAGGCGAACAAGCCATGCTCAAACGTGCCGCTGGACGCGGGGGTGCGCGATTTGAGTCGCTTTCAGAAGTATTGACGCCTGAACAACTATCAAAAGTACGCGAAGTAGCAAAACAATTAGAAACACAAACTGTTGTTAAACAAGAAGCTACAGCAGGGCAGCAACGCGCTAGTGATTTAATTAAAGATGAGTTGCCTAATTATCGACTGCCCAATATATTTAATGTGCTAGCAACGACAACGAATAAAATTTTAGATACTATTGGTTTACGTGTAGGTAAGAAAGCGATTGAAAAGTTAGCCGAAGCGTCGTTGACAGCTAAATCTTTTGATGAGTTACTCGCCACACTTCCGGCTGAAGAAAGAGTCAAAGTCTTAAAAGTTATCAATGACCCGGCCACTTGGGCAAAAATTAAACCGGCTATTCCAAAAGCTGGTATGTTAATTGGTGGTTACTCTCAAGTACCTGAAATGCCGGTAATTAACAATTTAGCCCCTGAAACTACGAACGCTTTGACGGAGCGATGATGGAGCACGATGTGGATACGCGTTTGACTGTTCATGAGGCAGTTTGTGCAGAGCGGTACAAGTCGATTGAACAGTCATTCGGTCGCGTCGAGCAACGCTTTGACGATGGCTCGGCTAAGATGAAGCGCTTAGAGTACCTCATGTACGCCGTCATGGTCGCTGTGCTCCTTGGGCCTGGCGCTGCTGCAATTTTTTTTAAGAAGTTATTAGGTGTTTAAACTAGGTAAAAGATCTATCGAGCGTCTGCAAGGCGTTCATCCTGACCTTGTACGCGTCGTTGAGCGTGCAATCGACCTAACGCCCGTAGACTTCACCGTCCTTGAGGGCTTGCGTTCGCCCGAGCGCCAGCAGACTTTAGTAGCATCGGGCGCTAGCCAGACCCTTAACAGCCGCCACGTCACCGGCCACGCCGTGGATCTTGGCGCATGGGTAGACAATCAAGTTGATTGGTCTTGGCCGTTGTACCACCAGATCGCCAACGCGATGAAGGCAGCAGCGACCGAACTAGGTATACCTATTGTTTGGGGTGGCGATTGGAAGACCTTCAAAGACGGTCCACACTTTGAGTTAGACCGAAGGTACTATCCTTAATGGACCCGCTAACTATTCTCGCTGCGTTTGGGCCGCTAGCCGTTGATCTTGGTAAGTCCTTGATCGGTCGGTTTATACAGACAGACGGTTATAAGCCTACCAACATCGCCGAGTACGTGCGGATGCGTGAGTTAGACCTTAACATGTTCAAGGCGATGAACGACGCAGGCGGCGCTAACCCGTCCTATCCGTGGGTCGAGGCTATTGTGCGGCTGATGCGCCCAGGCGTTGCGCTCATCGTGCTAGTGACATGGGCGACGCTAAAACTCAACGGTCAGTCATCAGAGTCGGTTGATAACTTCGCAGCCGCCGTAGGGTTCTATCTTTTCGGCGACCGGACGCTGTTCTACTCAAAGAAACGCTAGAGCGCTCTTGCTTCCTTAAACAACTCCATCCGCTCGCGTGACGCACGCAACGCTGTGTAGCGCTGGTGCAGGCGCTCCATGATCGAGATGCGTTTAGCGCCTGCGCGTTCTTCGTTAAGCAAACTCAACACTTGTTCCTCGGTCATAAGCGCCAGTTCTTTGTTGAGCTTTCGCCAGTTCATGCTCAATTTTGTTCTCCAGTTCGATAATCTGCTTTTGTATGCGCTCTAGCGCACGGTATTGTTGCCGCAACATCTTTTCGTGCTGATGCTGCTCGGCCTTAGCGGCTTTAAGTTTAGTCTGCCATAAACTAAGTCGGGAGGTCATAGCGATCCTTAATCACACGCATGATGTCTTTGGGCGTCATGTTGGGGATGGCTGCGATGAGAAGGCAATCCATCGCAACCTTTTGCGCGAACTGGCGCATCTCCTTGACGGTCATTACGGCGATCGGCAACTGCTCGGTCGCGGCGTTGCGGATCATGCCAATCAATTCGTCGTCGGTAATCATAACGAGAAGGGGTTGTGCCAAGAGATTTTCTTATTGCGCGTGGGTTGCGTGATCTCGGTCGCGGTGTAGCCGTAGGCCCAGCCCGATCGCTTTGATACAGATGACTGCCGTTTGACGCGCTTGCGTATGATCTTGCCTTCATCGAGCAAAGGCCACAGTGAGTTGTGGATCGACTTCGCGGACATATTCAGTTTTTTGGCTAGCTCAAGCGCTGTGATGGGTGTAGAGCGTTGTTGCATGTACTTAAGACACGCTTGTTTCCGATCAACGGCTGATTCTTTTCTCAGCCGCACTATACCTATAGCCATGTGCTTTTCTCCAATAAAATTTGTTTGATGTGCGCGGGCACCTTGGGCAGCGGCGCCCAGGCCACAGCCCAATCGTCCCAAGTCCCAATGACGCAGACGCCACTAGGGTTTAGCAGTAGCATCTTGACCCCAAGCGGCGGCTCCTGATCTTCAGCGGTGCGCCAGAAAGTCTCGCCAGATAGATAAGACGTGGCTTTCTGAAACATGTTGTGATCACCGCTCACTTCCCACCCCTTGCTCGTATGGCGGCGGCGATTGAATGCACATCGTCTCGTCCAAGCGGCCAGTCATCACACACCTTCGCACACGCCATACGCTCGGCAGCAGCGACAAGGGTGGCGAAGCGTTCTAACTGAGGCATCGCTACAAGATCACCTGACTCATAGTAATGAGCGAACTGGCATTCCCGTGCCATGCGGATGATGTCTTCTCTATCCATGATTCTTCTCCTTTAGCTTGGCTTCGATGTATCGAGCAAACCTCACACCGTCCTCATTCAAGAAAAGTGCTTCCATGTCCTCATCAGTCAGCCCAACCCATTGCTTTTGTGGTGAGGTGTAGAGGGGGTTGCATTTAAATCCCATTTCATCCATATACCGTTTACTACGAGACACATCGCCGCCCTCTGATAACCACGCCACCGGCTCTTGCTCAGGCTGCGCCAGCCTCCCGCGCAACGCTGCTGCTGCTTCTGTTGCCACTTTGTGCGGGTACATAGTCACTATCGAGCCGCCATCTTTAGGTTTGCGAACTTGTATCTTTGTCGACGGATTTTCGTAACGAGCCAACAACTCCAGCGCCTCAAGCGCCACCTGCATAGCTTTTCTGCTCATGTGTTCTTCTCCTTTAGCTTGGCTTCGATACGGCTGGCAAATCTTGCAGGGTTTAAGTCGTAGCACTCTTGCACTTCTGGTGCAGTCAGCCCAACCCATTCACGCTTAGCTGGTTTGCTTGAAATACAAGTGACTGTATAGGCTCTGCCACACTGACAACCCCAAGCCACAGGGCCGTCCGCAGGTGTCTTTGCTGTTTTGTTTTCGATCATTTCAGTGCCTCCATAGCAATATCGCTTAGTTTGCGTTTGTCGCGCAGCGCGGTCCATATGCGCTCATCGACGGTATCTTTAGTCATCATGGCGTAGACCCACACGTCGCGCTGCTGTCCTGAGCGGTGCAGACGTCCGACAGTTTGCTCGAAAAGCTCAAGTGACCACGGCAGGGACAGAAACACCATGTGGCATCCGCCGAACTGCAAGTTAAGGCCATGACCGGCGGATTTTGGGTGCACCGCCAGAAGCGGAACGTTGCCAGCGTTCCATCGTTCAATGGCGTCAGGGTCGTCCAAACAGGTAAGACTTCTGTATCGTCGTTTAAGTTCATCAAGCTCCTCTTTGTATTGGTAAACAAGGATCGTGTTGGCGCGTTGATTCTCGTTCAGCAGATCATCTAACGCGTCAAACTTGTGCGGGCTAAACCAGACAGGCTCAGGTGAGTAAACAAACCCTGACGACATCTGCTGTAACTTCTGCGTGACAACAGCCGCGTTCTGAGCGATGGCTTGAGCGTCAGGGAACTGCACCACGAAGTCACGCTTCATCGCCTCGTACGGCTCACGGTCGTCTAATTGAACGTGTATTTGCACCACATGACAGGGCGGCAGTTTGTCTTTGTACTCACCTGGCTCTAATACAAAAGTAGCAGGTTTGATGCGCTGCATGACGCGCTCTAGTGCGCCAGGTAGCGGCGTCCAATCGTCAAACCCAGCGTAAGTATTAAGACTAAAGTATTGCTGCATGAACGCACCCTTGGAGCGCCCAAGCAACTTTTGATCGATGATCTTGCACTGACCGAAGACGTCCTCAAGGCCGTTGCTTGTGAACGAGCCGGTCAGACCCCAACGAATGTTGAACTGATCGATGACCTTGTGCAACGCTTTGAATCGTGCGCCGCTTGGGTTCTTAAGTTTGGTTAGCTCATCGAACACAATGCCATCAAAACTGCTCAAGTCTTGCTCGGCGAGCCATTGGATGTTGTCGTAGTTAATCACAACGATCTTGGCGTCGCTCTCTAACGCCTGCTTGCGCTGCGCGGGTGTGCCCACGGCCACAGCAATCGTATGGTACTCGGCCCACTTAGGTGCCTCGATGGGCCAGACGTCGGTACAGACGCGCTTAGGCGCAAGCACTAAGAATCGACGAACATGAAGTCCGTACAACATATCATCAATGGCCGTGAGCGTGATCGCTGTCTTGCCTGCACCTACGGGCGCGAGCACCATCGCACGGTCGCGCTCGTACAAGAAGTCAGCGGCCTGTTCTTGATAAGGTCTAAGTTTTTGCCCACGCATCAACATCTTCCTTGCTCCATAAACAAGCGTACCGTTGCCCAAGCCGTGCCATGTCGTCAGCAAACACCTTCTGTAGCGGCGACAGACGGCCCCCAGGCGCTTTAAGTTCAATGAACCACACCACACCATCTGGCAGCACGACGATGCGGTCTGCAACGCCACGATGAGCGGGGCTAACGAACTTGTAGGCAATACCGCCCATCGCTTTGACGCGCTTGACGAAATACGCTTCAATGTGTTTTTCCATGTCTGAATCATAACCTGTCAAAAAGTATTTGACAAGTAAATTAGATGTGCTACAGTCAAGTCTCACTCAACTCAACTAAAGGAAAGTCAAATGGAACTAAAGCTAACAACGGAAGAAGCGAAGAAAATATTGCTGGACTGGGCGCAAGCTAAGTTTGGTGATTTGTTCAATTGCGTCAGTAAAGAAGGCTACTCTTACAGCGAAACCTTCGTTTTCACCAAGGTGGAGACCGACAATGAATCACTCTAAGATCGTTGGCGGCTCGACCGCCAAACGTGTGATCAACTGCCCTGGGTCGGTGGCGCTTGTGCAGCAAATGCCACCGCAAGTTGAGAGCAAGTACGCAGCAGAGGGTACGCTCTTGCACGCGTGCATGGAAGACTTACTCGGCGCGTCAACGCTGCCCGAGGTTGCAGCCAAGCACAACCTAACGGACGAGCAGATTGAGAAGCTCGCCTTTTGCGTGCAGGCGCTTGAGACTATCGATCCTGATCAGTCGATGGAGTTCGCGCAAGAGGTGCAGGTCGAGTTTGAAGGCGTCAAAGGTCTTGAGGGCGTCTTCGGTAACGTCGATCTGATCGGGCGTATTGGCCGCACAGCCGTGATCCTTGATTGGAAGTTTGGTGACGGCGTAATTGTGGACGCCGAAGAAAACTATCAAGGTCTCTTTTACGCTGCCGCTGCGATGGCAACTAATAAGCTGTCGTGGGTGTTTTATTTCGCAGATGAGATTGAGATCATCATCGTACAGCCGCCTGCTGTGCGGCGCTGGGTGACGACGTTTGAGCGGGTGCAACAGTTCGTTGCCGAATTACAAACGGCGGTCACGCTTGCTAGCAGACCCAACGCACCGCTTGAGATTGGCGATTGGTGCCGCTGGTGTACTGGCAAGCCTGTGTGTCCTAAGATGACCGGCGAGATCGATCGCGTTGTGCATCTGAAGCTAGAGGCGCTTGCGCCTGATCAATTAGCGTCGGCGCTTGAGATGGCTGATAAGCTAGAGTCCTTCATCGCAGAGGCTCGCAAGCTGGCGTATAACCGGCTTGAGAAAAACATGCCGGTGCCGGGGTATAAACTTGTATCGAAACGCGCAACGCGTCAGTGGGCAGATGAGAGCAAAGCAGACGCTGCACTGGCGCAGCTTGGCATCCCCGACAGCGAGCGCCGCAAGACCGAATTAATTAGCCCTGCTCAAGCTGAGAAGGTGCTAAAAAAGAGCAAGCTAGCACTGCCTGACGATCTTGTCATCGCAGTGTCGAGCGGCAGCACGTTAGCGCCGGAGAGCGATCCTCGGCCTGCCGTGCTTAACGTTGGGTTGCACTTGACCGCAGCCCTTTCTAAACTTCAGTAAGGAAATAATCATGTCTAATTTGGTAACTTTCAGTCAAGCAAATCTCCCATCCGTAGCAAGCCTTTCCACAGCACTGCGTGCGCTTGAGAAGGACGTCGGCCCGTCTGGCGTTGTCATTCTTAAGATGGACAAGACCGGCCACTGGGTCTTTGGTGCTGATCAGACCGAGATCGAAGACGGTTCGACTTGGGCAGTCAACCCCTTCTCGTTTGTCCACGGCTACATTGCGTGGGGAGACGGTGAGGTGTTGGGTGAAAAGATGGTGCCTGTAACACAGCCGCTTCCTGAACTTGATGCTGCTCCGCCAAGCTCAAAAAAAGGTTGGGAAAGCCAAGTCGGCATGTCGCTCAAGTGTCTGACGGGCGACGATCAAGGTATGGAGGCCCGCTACACCACCACGTCAGTCGGTGGTAAGCGCAGCGTTCAGACGCTCGCGCTAGCAATAGCCGCGCAGGTTGAGAAGGATCAATCAAAGCCTGTGCCGGTCGTGCGGCTGAAGAAGGACCACTACACACACAAAAGCTATGGCAAGATATTTACGCCAGTGTTTGAAGTTGTGGAGTGGGCAAGCATGGACGGTAAGACCGAGGAAGTGGACGCACCGGAGGAGGCCAACCCCGCCGCTGAAGATGCGCCGCGTCGTCGTCGTCGCGTAGCCTAACTAG